GCTAAATTCGCATTTATTTTATTAGTTATTTTTTTATTTATCATTTTATTGAGACTTGGTATATCTGTATTAGCGTATTTATTTAGACCTAATCCTTCACCTCATTTGATTGACGGAATGGTTGATGCTTCACAAATGATTGTTTATCCACAAGATCCAAGTAATAACAGCGCAGTCACTATATATAGATCTGTAAATGCTAGCGAAGGTTTAGAATTTACATGGTCAACATGGATTTACATTAATAATTTACAAACGAATGCTGGAATATTTAAACATATTTTTAGTAAAGGTAATAGTAATTTAGCAGAAAACGGAATGATTCATCCTAATAATGCTCCAGGACTTTATATAGCACCAAATACTAATGCGTTAGTTGTAGTTATGAATACTTATAATGTTATTAATGAGGAAATTGTAATTCCTGATATACCTCTTAATAAATGGGTAAATATCATTATTAGATGTCAAAATACGACTCTAGATGTTTATATTAATGGAACTATTGCTAGAAGTATAAATTTAATGGGAGTACCAAAACAAAATTACGGTGACGTTTATGTTGCTATGAATGGAGGTTTTGATGGTTATATTTCTAATTTATGGTACTATAATTATTCTTTAGGAACTGCTGCTATTCAAGATATTATTAATAAAGGGCCTAATACTAAAATGATTGGAAATAATGGATTAATGGATACTATGTTTAATTATCTCTCATTAAGATGGTTTTTCTATGGAGCTGGTGATGCTTATAATCCTGTCGGTAAAGGCGGATTTTATTAAAAATCAATATAAGTTTTTAGTCTAATTTAATAAATTATAATTATATAGATGTTAAATAAATCATATAATTATAATCCAACACCTCCAAGAGTATGGTCTAGAGTTCAAAATCCCTGTACATACACAGTTCCTGACAGTAATTATAGTGAAGCTTTTATACCTTTAACTAATCAAATTGTAACACAAACAGAAGCTAATAATGAATTGAAAATGATTTATAAAGGAAACGTTTTACAATATAAAGGTAATAGCGCACGTTTAACGAAATCTCAAAAATATTCTCAATTAGCACGATGTGCTGGACCAAATAGAACAAAAGTATTTGCTACCCAAACACAAACATATACGAATCCTAATACGACTGGATTATTAAGAGTAGGTTATGAAACATATTCTTATCCTAATCAAATTGTAGGAGCACCTAATAATATTTCTGGACCTTTCGCATATAATATACCGAATCCTAATGATTGTTCAGGAAGTTCAGTTCAAGATGGTGGAACATTAGTTTGTGGAACATATGCGAATCCTTGTTCTAATCAAATATATAAACAAGGGATATCAACAGCTACTATTTGTAATGAATCTGCTGCTTCAAATGTACCTGGTTCACAAATTTTATGTTGGAATAAAAAAGTACAAACTTGGTTTCCTAAAACAAGATATTTTATGAATAATAGCACTGATAAATGGCCTGTTAATTATAAAGGTTTTGTAAGTGCCATAAAATCTTCGCCACCAATATTAACTGCGAATTTATCTGGAAGTTGTGGAAATACAACGATTATGTTGTCATGGAATATACAAAATAATAATTGTTTACCCATAACAGGATATAATATTTTTATAAACAATAAATTATTCGCAATTCTTCCATCAAACGTATATACATATAGTTTAAATTTACCTGATGGAACCTATGAAGTCTATATTACATCAATAAGCGGTTCCAATGAATCAGAACCTTCGAATACAATTGGATTATTAATAATTAATGATACAGAAACTATAATAATTAGTTATTCAAATATTAACTCTACTCATTATAACGCAAACGGATATACTGGAGTAATTGTAGAGACAACATTTACACCTACTAATCCTGGATATGGCGAAGCTTCTTTTATAACATGTAAAAATTTAACAAATGTATCAGTTTTAATTGTTGGTGGTGGAGGTGGTGGAGGGGGAGGATTTTATAGTAATTTCCCTATAACACCACCACCATTTACTGCGGGCGCTGGTGGAGGAGGTGGTGGAATAAATTATATTACTGGCTTAACACCGCCCACAAATACCCCTATATATTTTAAGGTCGGTAGCGGTGGTAAAGGTGGTCCAGCTAATATTAATCCATCTACTACCGATCAGGGTAGCGGTGGCGTTAGTGGATTATTATCATCGTTATATATAACTTCAACAAATACTACATTTACGTCAAACGGAGGATTCAAAGGTGCTGGTGCTGGATCAGCTAGTGCAGGAGGTGGTACGGGTGGTTCAGCAACAGTAATAAATGGGATAGGTACATTTCAAGGTTATGGTGGTGGTGGTGGCGGAGGTGCTTATTCTACAGGTAACACAGCAACTAGAAAAAAAGGTTTAGGAGGTACAGGTTATACAACCATAGGCAATGATGGTACAAATGGTACAAATGATAATTTTGGTACGTTTTCAGGTAATGGTGGTTCTTCAACTACATATTCATTTTCGTTACCATTTTTAGGTAGCAGTATTTTAGTTGGTGGTGGTGGTGGAGGAGGTGGTAATAAACAAGGTGGTAAAGCTGGTAATGGAACAGGAGGTCTAGGAGGTAATAATACAACTGAAGAATATAAAGGGTTTTCTGCGTCAAATTATGGTGGTGGTGGAGGCGGTGGATCGCAAGATTTTTATGAAATTGGAATCCCATTAAATTATGGTGGTAATGGTGGAAATGGTGTAATAATAGTTTGGTGGCCAAATTAATTTAATAAATAATTAATGCCAGCAATAGTTAAAGTTGAACTTGCTATAAATATATTTATTCCATAAGCAAAACCAATAGGCAAATTTATGCACATAATAGCAATTCCTGTTAATGCTATTGTATTTTTAATATATTCTTTTTGATTTTTAGTAGATGATGATAATTGTGTATTTGATTGTAAAATATCTTTATCAACAGTAGTAATATTATCAACTATTGTTTCAGTAATATTAGTATTTTCAGAATATATTTCATTCAGTAATTTCATCGTTTCATTTATTATTTGTATATCTTTTTCTAATTTTTCAATTTGTATCGTTTGTTCTCGTTTCATATCTTCATCTTCAATTACACGTAACATTTTATATTATATATAACTTATATAATATAATAAATATTTATCGTTTATATTTAATGTCTCCTTCTTGATCGTCTTTTAGAACTTCTCTTTTTATGTTTCTTTGTATGTGTTTTTTTATGCGACTTTCTAGAACGTTTCTTGGTAGATCTTTTTGTCTTACGTCTTTTCGTTTTGCGTTTTCCTCCTGTCATTCCTGGATGTATAGCATTTTGTCTCGTTAGAGGTGCTCCCATAGGAACTTCGTCGTCATCTACATCTGTATCGACATCTTCAACGTCAGTTTCACCTTCATAATCAGTATCTTCATTTTGATATTGTTCTTCAGGATCAACTAAAGTCGCAACTTCTTCCTCATCTATATTATCTTGATTACTCATTATATATTTAACGTATAAAATAATTATATAACTTAAAATTACTTTTATTTTCTTAACTTCTTAAATTTGGATTCATACAGATTTCTTGACTTGGAAAAATCTCTCCAGACATACAAGAATCATTTGCTCCAACTTCAGCACAAGTTCTAAAACCTCTATCTTCTCCTATATAACACCATCCAGCTTTACCGCCACTTTGTATCGAACTTGTCGCGGAATCAGCTTGATAAAGTGGTTGTTGTTCTTGTGATGTATTTAATGCTCTATTTAATGATGATTGTTGAATCGTATCTATTTGAGGTTGATTAACGGGTTGAGTTGGCATTGTTGTTTTTGCTGAATTAGGCGTAACATTTTGAACCGCGGTTAAACTAGATTGAATAGCTCCAGCAGTTTCACCAACAACAGCCTTTGCACCTTCAGCAGATACATCTACTACTTGTCCTGTCGTAGCAATACTCGCACCAAATATTTTTTGTAATAATGGAGCAAAAAAATTAGTAATGTCTTGTGTTCCTTTGGCTAAATAGACAAATATATTAAAACCTAAAAATGCTAAAATTAAAATAATCAATATCCATGTGGTAGCATTTATATTTTTTAAACTATCAAAAAATCCAGTATCATTTGAATTCGTATAAGATGGAATACTTGACTGTAATATAGGCTGAGATATATTATTGGTGTTGTCCATTTATAATAAAAAACAATATATTAATTTTTATTATATTTTCGCATATAAAGTTATTTAAATGTTAATAAATATAAAAATTGGTTTAACCCTCCTAAAATTTCATCACGAATATTGTATAAATCACTATTACTCATTGTTTTCATCGCTTTATTGTCATCTAAACTAACTAAATAACTCTTAAATGTATTTATTTCTTTCTTTAAACTTTCTTGTGAATTTAAATCGATTAATCTAATATTTTTTTGATTCATTAAATCAATTCTTGAACTGGTTTTTCCTAATAGAATTTCAATAAAACTATCTACACTTCCATTTAATTTCTCATATAATTCGTCTGTTGCTTTATGTGTTGCATAACTTGTGGTTTTCCAATGAAAAAGTTTTACCATCAAAAGAATTTCTAAAAAAACGACTGATATTTCTTTTTGAAATGATGTTAAAGATGAGCTGCTGGAATTTAAACTTCTCTTTCTACGTGTCCCACCTTTTTTTGATTTATTATGTTTTGTAGCCATTATATAATAACATTATATAATTTATAAAGTTTTGTATTAAATTCTTGGAATAAATGTCTCTCCAAATGTATTCATTGTTTCTAATTTAGCTATAGTATTTTCTAAATTTGACGATTTAATATTTAAAAATAAATAATCGGTCCCTGTAGACTCCTCATTCTTTTTAATTTGTGCATAAATTGAATCTATCTTTTTTTTTATTGTATTAACTAATTCGAATTGAGAATGTCTTATAATCTCTTTATCTAACGTATAACTTTCACATAAAATAGAAATGGCTAAATACATTAAATTTTTTCTCTTTTTATGACATCCTGTTGTATATTTTAAACAAAACAATGACATAAGAGCATTCATGATTTTTTGAGTTAGTTTAGTTCTTTTTGATGATTCTTTTAAAAATAAATCCCATATAATCCAAATAATATCTTTTTGACATTTTGTATCTACTTTTACGAAATTTCTTCTTTCACAAAATATTTTTTCTTTTAAAGCTTTACAACGATTTTCGTATTCAATAATCCACTCAATCCAATAACACGCATTCATTTGATTGTTTCCAGATGTAGATAAACTATAAGCTAATTCATTTACAAAAGGAAATAATTCTTTAGGATCTTCGCTTGTAAATACTTCTTCACCATATTCAGTTGACGGCGCAGTAAATTTATCTTTAATTGTTAACATATTCATATCATCAGGTTTAATTTTAACGTTATCAAAACTATGACGGCGTTTAGCATCACATAATACACACATTATTTCACAAAAAAGTTTCCTAATTTTATCATTATTTCTTAACCTTAAAATATTATCTATATAACCATTATTTAATATAGCTTTAAAATCATTTATTCTCATTTCTAAATAAATTGATATTTGTGAATTACTTAAATGTACATATTTACTGTAAAATAATAAAATGATTTCCCATAAATCACTATAATGGCCAGCACAAATTAATTCGGCACTCCAATAACACGCAGGCTCTATTTTTGAATTTATTAAACTATTTAGCAATTCCTTTTTAACATCTGATTTTTTGAATTTTGAAAATGAAATCCCTTTAAAATCTCCTTCACCTCTTAAATCATTTATTTCAGAATCATTCATATAATAATTTTTCATACAAAAAAAATAACAATATTACATATAGATGAAATTAATAAAATCAATTACTAATTGTTATAATAAATTATCTAATTTTGGCAAAATTTTGATTTTTATTGCTCTGTTATTAATTCTTGTTGTATTTTTTAAATCAATTATACCAATAAAAGAAGGTATGACAGACGGAATATCTCAAGATACCGATATTGTAAATAAATTCCTATTTAAAGAAGGTACTGCCGTTTATGACGACTTTTATGCCAATATATATGATTATTTAGTATTTAATCACATTAAAAATGACTATGAAATTGGAACGATAATTAATAGTTCAAAACCTAACGAAAAAAGTGTAATTGCTGATATAGGTTGCGGAACAGGACATCATGTTAATGAATTAGTAACGAATAATTTAAATATACTTGGTATCGATATATCCCCTTCTATGATTCAAAAAGCAAAAGAAAATTATCCTCAACTTTCACATAATTTTAAAGTAGGTGATGCGTTAGATGGATTTTTATTCAAAGAAAATTCTTTAACTCATATTTTATGCCTTTACTTTACAATCTATTATATTAATGATAAAATGAAATTCTTTTATAACTGTATGAACTGGTTAATGCCTGGCGGTTATCTCATTATACATTTAGTAGACAGATATAAATTTGATCCAATACTTCCACCAGGCAATCCTTTGTATATTGTCTCTCCTCAGAAATATGCCAAAGAGAGAATAACTACTACAAAAGTTACGTTTAACGATTTCGTTTATAATGCTAACTTTAAATTAGACGAATCAAATGACTTAGCTATTTTTGATGAAAAATTTAAATTTAAAGATGGTAATGTTCGCAAACAAGAACAAAAGTTATATATGGAAGATTTACCGACAATAGTTAATATGGCACAAGATGCTGGATTTATACTTCATGCTAAAATCGACATGGTTAAATGTGCTTATGAATATCAATATTTATATATATTTATTAAACCATAAAATAATTTGATAAATTATTATTATTATTATATATATATAAATGACTTCTTTATATAGTGATTTCTCATTTAACAGCTTTTGTAATAATTGGAACCAAAATATTAATATTTTATCAGGAACAACTATTTATGGTAAATCGTTTTGTGCATCAAATGATGGAAAATATATGTGTTATTTAAATAATTCAAATAATGTATTTACTTTTTACACATCAAATAATCACGGTAATTCTTGGACCATACAAAATAGCTATCCTGCTAATTCTTTTCTTAATCAAAGCGATGTTTTTATGTCTGGCAATGGTGAAGTAATTGTAAATCCATGTATAGATAAAACAGTAATGTCATCTGATTATGGTGTATCTTGGAGAATATTAACAGGGAGTGGTTTTACACGTCCAACACAAGGATTATCACAGTCCGTTGGTGGAGGGACAAATAATTGGGTTTCTATATCTAATAATGGTGATTTTATAATTATAAGTAGAAATAATGATAAACCAATATATTCTACAGATTTTGGTGTTACATGGCATGTCCTAGAGAATGGATATATAAATACAAATGGAAATTTTCTTACTGGAGCTTGTGCTGTAGAAGTAAGTAGAAATGGTAATTTTGTATTTATAGGTTCAAATTCTTATTTTAATTCTAAGTTTTATGTTTGGAATAGAGAAAAAAATATTTGGACACAAGGAAGTGCTCCAATCGCTTCACACCAGTCTACTATATCTTATGTACGTATTAGCGATAATGGTAAAAATATTTATATATGGGGAAACAATGCTTCAGGATTTTTATATGTATCTAATAATTATGGAGTTACTTATTCCAATTTTCGAACATATTCTTATCTCGTTAGAAATATATATCACACGTGTATATCTAGTTCAGGTAAATACATTATTTTTACTGGTTTAAATTATGATACGAATGATGATATGCTTTATATGTCATCTGATTATGGTTTATCATTTACAAAAAAAACTATAAATTCAACGACTAAAGCTAATAAAATATTTTGTAATGATTATGCTAATAAAATAATAATTAATAATGTAGCCACTAATAGTTTAGCTAACATATTAATATGTAATAATTTAGTTGATGAAAATTTATTGTATATTTATGAACCTAAATTATTATCGTCAATAGGATTGTCTGATCAAGAAATATTAAGTATGGGATATAATGCTATTGATTTAAAAAGAAATGGATATACTGCCTCTCAATTATTTAATTCTGATTATGATGTGTCGTCTTTATATCTAGCTGGATATACGATAATAGAAGTTAAAAATGGAACTAATATTACTG